CGACACCCAATACATTGTCCACAGGGGACATCCAATTTTCGGTCAGTATTGGCAAGGGATGCGTTGGTGGTGAAACCATATTTCCCCGTTTTGGTGCGTTCTTTAGTATAATAACCTTTAATTGGTTTATAACAGACCATAATTTTTTAGCCCCCATTTTCATTTTATAATCTGATTCCGCCACGCATAGCGACAGCGTAATTTTTACTGTGAACCTTGTCAGCAGTACGACTAAATAATTTACGATCTTTATTAGCATTTTTTATTTTTGAACGATACATAATTTCACCTCCTATTTATTACGTTTACCAGTTTTAGGATTCGTTGTTTTAGAACGAAACCAAGATTTGACCTTTTGAGGGGTTGGCAATAAATCTAATGCACTAGATGCATAAGACCAAACTTTACCATGTGATTGTGCTTTAGGAATTTCAGCACTCGTTTTTTGTGATTCAGCAAGTGTACGAATAGCAGTAGCTTTTTTAACAGGAATTTCAGCTTTATTAACTTCCTGTTTTGTTTGTTCTGTTTTTACTTGTTCAGCAAGTAATTTTTGTTGAGCAATTGAAGCTAATGCAGAACTAACTTGATTGGGATCAACAGTAGGCTCTACTGTTGCCATGGCGCCGACTGGGGTGGAACTACCGCCACCTCCAGCCGTTAGGATAGGATTCAGGCCTGCATTTTTAAGATCCTGCATTTCGCGAACATGTGCAGAATTAGCCATTCGACCCTGCCAATCTCGAGTTTCTCTTGCAAAAGCAAGATTTTGTTCATTGGCAGATTGAGCCGAATTGGTTCCCATTTGGGAACCAAGAAGACTAGCACCAGCTACAATTAAATTAGGATCAATCATTTTTAGAAATGATCAATGAGACCAGGTACCGCATACATCGGCATTGGTCGAACACTATTTACATTAATAAATGTGTCCATGATAAAGTCATTTTGTGTAGTTACTGCAAGCACACGATCCATTGGTGGAGTTTCTTCAATAAAGGCAGGATCAGTAAGAACTGGAAGTGCTCCGAATTCTTGTGCTAAATGCCAAGAATCAAGAGAAGCAGAATTATTGAACCTGAATTCATTAGTAACTTTTGAACCGAGATATCGGTATTCAGCAAAACGTTCTTGGTAACCAAAAACTTTTGCATCTTCAGCAGAACCATCACAGTAAATTTCTTTATTAAGTACAGCCTGTTCACCTAAGTGAGCCAATGCTGGCCAATAGAAATCAAACCTGTCCTGACGAGAGAACATACGAGGAAGTCCCTGAGCATATGTTAAATCAGCACGGGCAGAAATGAGCCCGATAATAACACCGTGTTCAGTGAATGATTTTGTCCAAGAGATAGAACCTTGTGAAGTACCTACGCCAGTAAGATATCCTTGAGGTTGAGTAGCAGTAGCAGAATTGTTTGTTATAGGGTTTACAATAATTGGAGTAGTAGAAGTACCAAGTATTTCAGGGCGTTGAAGCCTGAAATCTGGATTTGTTACACCAAAGTGTGAGAGTAAGAGTTCTGTATATCGTGTTCCGCCTCGTGCATCTCGTTCATACATGATTTGAATTTGAAACGCTTCGCGGAGATCGTTTATTGTAGCGGCAGTAGCATTAGATAAGTCAGCATAAACATTAGGGTAAGAGCCTGTTGCACCAGTGCCTTGAATCATAATTTTAGAAGCAACATCATCGTTATTGATATAGCGAGCATAAGTAGAAGATGTACCGTCAGATTCATAAGCAGTGCCATTAACACCGCCGAAAGATTGAGAAGAAGTACCAATTCCTAACACGGGAGCAGTAGTACCAAGTGGAAGACTAACAGCAGAACCTTTTTGTGGCCATGGTAAACAGCTTGTAAAGTAATCATGACGTTTTCCACGTTTTAAGAGTACATAATCAGCTGGATCATCTTCTGAACCAGAACCAGCATCACCAGTATCAACTACAACAGAATCTTGAATATTTTGATCACGGAACCATTCATTCCAGATTAAGTTATAAGCACGAGACCAGAAAGCGCAGATACTAAGTGAATTTACTTTGGTGGGCACTCCGAAGTAATCAAAGAGTGAACCTTGAGCGAAACCACCTGATACCGCACCTTTTACTTGAGGAATAGTATAAGCGGTAGTATCACCAGGGTTTTCTTGATAGCCACAGAATTTTTCCCAGTTTTCCCATATTAAACGATTAGGGACAAAGAAAAAGTGAGTGTCTAAGTACAGATTATCCATAATTGGAAACTGTAAGGGAGATGAAAGACGAGTTAACGTAGCCATATTGAAGGCGAAAGTATCGCCAGGAAGAACTTCATCAATATAGATTGGAATTAAGTAGCCAGCGTCAAAGGTTGTTTTATGTGTTGCTACGCGTTTAAATGAAGACCTTGGAACGTTGGCAGTAGGAACATTTGAGAAGTTATGAGCCATCTGCGACGGCATTTTTGGATTTGGTATTGTTACCATTTTTTCACTCCTATTTTTTTGAGTGACATTTTTTTGGTGTCACTCAGACCAGTTAACATCAAGTATATAACTGGTCTAATTTTCACCAACGGGTCCCGTTGGTGGTACTTGACCTTCAGTCACAGGTAAACCCGTGACTTGCGTCAAGTTTTGGGGGGATACTAGGGATGTTGGGGGCAACAGCCCTAGTTTTTGCGCTTCAGCGCGATTTTCTTCTTTACTTAAGAAGTCTAGTAGAGAAAGAGGGTTTTGAAAGCGAGAGACGATTTCTGAACCCAGTGAGACGAAGGCGTTAGCGCCTTGTGTTATTTTATTGTAATACTCCTGTAAATCAGGAGCATTTGAAACATCATTTGTTATAGTATTAGCATTAGAAAGAGGCTTATCGCTCCACATACCCGTGTTTTCATATTTTTTATATATATTTTTTGCAAGGGTTAAGTCGCGAAAGGCTTGTTGAACTTTAGTTTTTTGTTTACAAATGATTTTGCGCCTAGACGGCTTTTTTGGTTGTTCGTTAATCATTATTTTCTCCTCACTATTTCTATAAGAGCAATGACGCTCACAGAGAGCGCCATTGCAAAGACTAAGATTATGCTAATAAGCATTAAATCCATTATAAGTCATCTCCCATTTCGCAGTATTTGTACTCGCAAGAGAGACATAGATCGGCAGAAGCTAATCTGCCTGTTTCGTTGCATAGTCATATTATTTCTTTTTTGAACTCAATCGCTTTTCCGATTGGTTCTGGAGTTAAAGGACATGTGATTTTTCCATTTTGATCATCGATTTCGCCTAAATAGAACAGCGTGAAATCCTCAGAATGAGTTTCGAATTGTGTGCCAGTAGAATTAACGGCACCTTCAAAGGCGCGTATAGCTTCGCCTTTTGAACGGTAGAATTGTGGTTGCATGTAAGCTTCCACTTTAGAATCATATACAGAGAACATTTTTAATATCATTTTACTAGATCCTTTACTTCATCGAGCAGAATATCTAACTCTGCTTCGATATATTGTAGTTTTTCGATGAATAAATTCATCCGAGTTTTTGAAATTTCAACATTAGAAGATTTGAAATTTCCGATTGGTTCCATTGGATATTCATCCATTTTTATACTCCTATCCGTACGAGTTTTTGTGCTTTGCGTTCTTGGATACCCAAACGAGTTTCCAGACGCTCAAGTGTATTATCCTCCTTCCTATCCTTCGCTTTAATAATACGCTGAATTTTTAATTTTTCAAGATGTGTAGACTGCCCGATTTTGTCATAGATAGAATCATAATATTTTGGTGTTTTTGCTTTGATACGTTCGTTTAGAACGACAAAGTCTTGAGAATAGACATCATTATGATATTTTTCAATCCAATCACGGGCAATACCAGGACGGCGAGACATAGTAACATATTCAGGCATAAGAGGATCACATTCACCAGTATCAAGATTAACAGAATGGTAGTGATTTTCGGCTTTTTTGCCTGTAATTTTTTTAACGCAGTACCGCGCAACGTAGGCGGCGCTTTCGTAAGTAACATCGCCAATTGTACAGAATCCATATGGCTTTTTTGTAACAGGATCCGCCCAAAGCGATTCAAGCGTTTTTGAACGATATAGTTTGACATCACTTCTAATACTCCATAATTCTTTATCCGGGAAATCAAACCCGAAAAGGATAGCATGGTGATGAGGGCGTTGTAATTGCTCCCCATACTCACCACAGTGGAAGAAACGAATTTTTGTTTCAGGAAAAGCACGACGTAGCCTTTTTAAGAATAGTTGAAAGGTACGGACATCAAGCGAGGGATGCCAGTACTCCTCACTAAAAGTAAGGGTGATGAAGCAGTTTTTCTCATGCAATTGAGATTCATGTACACACCGAACCGCCCACATTTTGGAGCGGTCAAGACGACACCCAATACATTGTCCACG